CTGTTCTATAATTAGCTACCCCTTCATGATGTTTATTCATAGCATCTATACTACTCATACCATAATATTTGAGATAAACTTTTCTTTTTGGATTATTATTGTTAGGATCTAATGGTTGCCAATTTCCTAATGATGTCTGATATTCATATTGCCATTCTCCATCACATTCATCTGTACCAGCAAACATACTACCCAACATAACAAAATCACTATTTCCACCAAAAGCTTTACATATATCTCCGACAGTTTTACATCCACCATCCGAACATATATGTCCACCAAGACCATGAGCAGCATCAGAACACTCCATCACAGCACTCAACTGAGGATATCCAACACCCGTTTTTAAACGAGTGGTACAAACACTGCCCGATCCTATACCAACCTTAACGACATCTACCTTGCCATGAATAATTAATTCTTCTACCATTTCTGGAGTAACTACATTTCCGGCCATAATGATAATTTCAGGAAATAACTTACGAATATGACTAGCAGTCTTAACAAATTGTTCAGTATATCCGTTTGCTACATCTAAACAGATATTTGGTAAATCAATATTATTGATTTTAATATTAGAGAATACTTTTTCTAATTTATGTATATCTTTATTAGATGTACCAGTAGAATACCATACTAAGTTTTTATTGATTTTTTCATCAACATATAGATTAATTAATGTATCATCTTCATAATGCTTATGTAAGCAAGTTATTGCTGCGTGATCTGATAATGATTTTCCCATTTGAATAGTACCAACAGTATCCATATTGGCTATCATAATAGGAACACAACTTAGCTGTCTAGGACTATGTACAAACTTAAAAGTTCTTAGTAGTTCAACTTCTGATCTACTTTGTAATATAGATCTTTTAGGTCTAATTAAAACATCATCAAAATCTAGTTTAGTTTCATTAATTATTTTTTGCATGTCAAATAATGCTGTGGTCCTTTCCTACGCACTGATTTGTACTAATATTGAAGGATATGTATACAGATGTGATTTTTGTCTTATTGAGCGGGAATATCAAGTCTTTGTATGTTTGATCAATAATCACAAATTCTCCATAATCTATATTATAGGGTTTTGGGATTTCGTCATTGATCCAAAAAGTGTTAGTGTCATACATTCTAGTTATTGGTAAGACAACAGATAATTGATCCTCATGTATGTAATCTGTAGAATAGATATTATTTACTGTATTATTTGGTAAATTCAAGTAAATTTTAGGTATTGTGTTGTAATAAATTCTACGATTAGTTATTAATGGTTTTAGTATATTTTTTACAAATTGCTTGTAACTATACTCAAATGACGAATTGAAAAAATGATCAAGTAAATTTGTCTGATTAGATTTATGTATATATGGTATAACCTCATAATCAATTCCAAGGTTATCGCATAGGATTTTAGCCAATGGTAATTTATTAGTATCGTACTGATTAATTCTCATCTGGAATAAAACTTAAACCCAGTAATTTTTTATTTTTTCTCATCCACAAATATTCATATAAGATATTATCAGATAAATTATATATATTAGATATTGTTTTATGATACGACCCCGTTATGGTTTCAGCATGAAACATGTATTCACTACCCAAATACATAATTTTTTTGTTTGCATCAATATATCTTAAACACAAATCGATATCTTGCATGGTATGACTCATACTAGGATTTAATCCACCGACATCGATAAAATCATTTACGCTTGTTATATGTAACGCTCCAGTTACTCCATAAATAGGACTATCATAAGTAGCGAAAGTAGTATCTTTACTATCATAACGATAATTATGATATGGTTTCCAACATTTAGAATTTGGTTCAATCATTGATAATTGTGGTAAAAATACTATTCCTCCGTGTTGAATTGTTCCAAAATATTCCTGTATTTTTGAACCCATTACATGATCATATTTACCACACGCTTGATCATATTCGTCCTTATCGGGATAAACCAATCTGGTTCCTGATAAATTTGATTGGTATATATTATGTTTATCTAATAAATTACTAAAAGTTTTATCATTAGATGGCCACAAATCATTATTCCAAAAAATAACATTGTGTTTATTATGTTTTATAGCATATATGACAGCAAAATTATTTAAATTCGAATAGTTGAAAATGTTTTTATTATTGTCTATTCTTAGATAAGAAATATTATGTTTGGTACATATATTGTATATACTATTGTCGATAGATCTATCATCAACAATTAATATATCTGCTAATTCAGTAATATTGTTGCTGATTAATTTATGTAAAGTAAAATCCAATAAATTACCAAGGTCTTTGGTACAAATAATAATCAAATTATTTTGTTCTGTGAATACACTATTTTTGCATTCGATTGTATAGGTCACATTAAACGGATCTATACTTATGGTATCATTTTGTACGGTACATAAGGCTATAGGTAACTCTATGCTGTTTTTGACATCTTTGTTGAAGTCAAAATTATTCAAACATAAATCAAACGGAAATTTTATATATTTATCTGGAATCATATTTGGAAAAAATACCATCTATTGTAGGAGTCAAAACTATCGCTAGAATCTATGTGTTTTAGATAATCAATAACCTCATACCATTCGGAAAAAATCATTTGATGAGGAATAGTACCAAATAACCAATCTGGAGTATGATGTTTACCCTGATGTATCCTTATAATAATAGGTTTTTTTTGTCTGTTTGCTAGAAAAATTTCTTCCATTGTACCACAAGGATAAATGTCTAAATCTAGATTGACTATTAGAAAGTCACTTATATCTACCATTCTTAAATCCACATTTCTGATTTCTTTCATTACGCCAGTTAGAGCATCATAATTTCTTAGATCTTTAAGTTTTTGTTTATACTTTCTAGTATCTTCATCTTCTTTAGCTATATTTATAGGTTTTGAGATAGGATTCAAAACATTAACTCCTAGATCCTGTAAAATAGGTGTTAGTTGTGCTCTCCATGTTTGTCCATTATTAGGACATCTATCCATAGGTCCAGCTAAATATACTCTTTGATTTAATAATCTATTTTTTGTCATGCTAAGCTCTTATATAATTGGTATACTACAACTACTAAAAAAATTAACGTAAAATTAATAGAATCCATGTTATTTATTCAAGTTTATGCAACTTGCTTCCCTCTGTGTTAGTGAACCAAAATTGTGACTATGATCAACAATATCGTCAATAGTAGCTAAAATATTTAGTTTTGAACTATTTCTAGCTATGGATCCATCTATCTGATATGTTAGTGGAAATACAATATCTAATATTTTTTTTGCTCCATATGGCGTGACTATCATACCAAAAGTACCATACATACAACCCGATGGCTTGCATAAAAATTCCGACAATACATGGTGTTTTTTTAAACATTGTAGTTTATGTAAACCAAGATATAATATGTCATATACTAATCTAAGTTTTATTGTGTTTTTAATTATATCGTCTAATTGTGTATCAAATTGTGTTTTATCTATAGATATATCATCTTCAAAGATTAAAAATGGCTTAGTGGACTTTGCACACTCTTTATATATTAGATAGTGTGATAATGCGCATCCTAAAGAACCGTATGTTAACGATATTCCATAGTGTTGTTGTTTAAGACTTTCTATATCATTTCTAGCGGATTGTGTTATGATCTGATTACTAATAATTCTAATATCTATTTTTTTCCCATTAACAGCATTAAATATCTGTAAACAATTCTTTAGTTCTGATGCATCAAATAAGTTGCGTATGTGTTGCTGTCTAGTTTTTTCTCCATCAATAGATATACAATATACCTTATCAAAATATGAACACAACATCATGCTAATGTATTATACTCTTTGATGACAGATAATACATGTTTCCTTATGGCATCTCTTTCTTCATCGGTATATCCAATATCAAATAAAGAAGATGTGTCTTTTTTAATTTCAAACCCATAATAAAGCTTATGACAAATTTTATCTATAATTGATGATTCATTCGATTTATTCTGTAGGTACAATATTATTTTTGTCATCAGATTTGCAGATATACCATCTTTATAAATATGATGATATCGTAATCTGAGCCAATTAAGATGTCTAATAACTTGTGCTATATTAGTATTAACTTTGTCCATAATATATCTGTACGCTAAGATCACTCCAAGCATCCTCTATCATTTTTTCGATAAAAGACCATTCTCCACCAGATTTACCAACACCAAACTTTGATCCTACTATATCGACAGTTTCCTCATTATTTTTATTATGAGACACAATATATGATGATATTGTTTCCATTGTTTTAGCTAATGCAATATAGTCTAATGACCTAGAATATTTATGATTTTTTTTGCATATCATGTTAGCAAAAATAACTTTACCAAAATTTTTATTGTGAATATTAAATACTTCTAAAAATTGTACTGTTCCATAGTTTTTTGAACCAGATGATCTATACATATCTAGATTTATTTTTATCTGTGGAAATATTTGTTGTATTCTAGAAGATAATCTTGTATCGTCTTTAGGTTCTAGACTAAAACATTCTGGTATCAATAAATTTTGCGAAGATCCAGATTTTGTATTAATCTTAGCTACTATAACATCAATAATATCTCCCTTTATATAAGCGATATTATTAGGTTTAGAATAGTGGTATTTTTTATATACTGGTATAGCCATAGTTTGCTCCTATGACTATTGTAGCACATCCAATCAATAGGTCAATGGGTGTATGCTTCATAAAATTCATCAAATGTATTGAATGGATAGTAACCAAAATTTTGTTCTATTGTCCAATCAATATTATCATTGATATAAGAAAAGGCATCCTTATTTATTGATAGAAAATGATTTTTTTGTGGTTTAAAAATAATTTTATGTTCATAAGATGGTATTCTAAAATGTGCAGCTATATTTTGTTTAATGTAAAATGTTGTTTTGAGATTTAAAAAATTTTCAAACTGTATAATATATTTGTTATACATTGTTAATTCATTTATATATTTTAGTTTATTAGTTCTTAGTTCAAAAATATTTTTATATCTTTCTCCAGAATTCCAATTTCTATCCTCATATATTTCTGGGCCTAGAAATTCTTCGCGAGACCACCATTGTTGAGTAACAAACCCTATAAATGAGTTGTAACTAAAAGCACAATGATGAGGTCTTTTATACATGGCAACGAGCCAGTCATAAGGATTTCTAACTATACAAAAAAAACCAGTATTATCTAGATTATTAGATGACTCTAAATGAAAAGGAGTAAAAAAATGTTTGTGTCCGTATTGAGATGTAAATGATAACCTAAAGCTTTGATCAATAAAGTTTTGCAAAAAATTAGTACCACTATGTCTCTCACCATATATAGTATACTGTTGTATCATAGTTAATAATTAATATCAAAAACGTTATCAAACGGATCAGAAAAAAAATGTGCTTCTAAAAATTCATCAGATAGCTGTTCTAAAATTGGATGATATATATTTTTACCACATATAGATGGCATATCATCTCTTCCTCTTATGGGATATGGTTTTTTAAAAGTGGTTGATTCTATGCCATGTTTTCTACAAATTGTTGGTAGTCTTACTTCACATGACATACTTTTTTCGAACCATATATCATTTTCTGGATTTGTCCAGATTTCTAAAGCTAATTTTGGCATCATATAAAAACAAAATCTTGAAGCGCAAACTATAAATTGTTCGTATTCCGTATTTTTAAAATGTCTTTTAGCAGCGGGTATCCAAGGACCGCCACTATAATAAACACTATCAGCATATAAATGATTTATATCCATATCTGGTAAATTATCTAGTAATAATACATCCCATTCTAATAATGCTACATTGTTATGTTGTATTTTAGATAAATTTTCTTTAATGTTAGATCTAAGAATTAAATCACATTCCATCCATCCTTTATGTGGAGGATAATTATTTGCAGTATCTACTACTATGAGTTGATGTTCTGGATTAGATATTTTTATTGCATTTAAGTGGGGGCTGTACCCATCATGTCTTCTGCAATAAATTATAGTCCATTTAGACATATTATTTTAATCTCTATTATTTTTTATAACACAATTAAAAAGCATCTATATCATCAGTTTCTAATAAATTAATCATGACCATTTATTTAAAGGACATTTTTGATCGGCCCAAGCTAGTTTATTCATAAATATACTCTTATTATTAACATTACACCCACATTGTAAACATTGGTTTTTGTGGAAGCTATCACAATCGATACATATTTTATATCTGGTGTGGATTAATTCTTTTGATGCTTTTGGCATTCCAGCACCTATATGAAAATATAAAGCTTTGATAAAATTAAGTATTTTTTTCATTTTTAATTTCTATTAGTAGGTTTTCCTGGTCTTGATAAAATATAAAAATTTGATCTATAATTGTATCAGCACTTAGCCATAAAATATTACCATCATGCAAATTAATACATAGTTTTTGTATTCCATTGTTTGATTTTTTATAATCACAAGTTAATACAAAACAGCGGCTGTTATGAGTAAATTTATCACCATTATTCAGTTCTTCTAAGTATTTCATATAAGATTTTCTTTTCTAAAAATATAGTTAATAACAGTATCGTTTTGATTTAAAAACCAGTCTGTATTCCAATGCCTACTAAGTTTTAAGCAATAATTATTGTTATATCCACTATCGATATAGTTTTTATATTCTCTGTTTAATTTTCCATTGAGTCTTTCTTGATATGGAACAAATGCATGAGGACCATCCCAATTTTTTTCTAGAGCTATTTTTTTAGGTATGCTATTCCATAACATTTTTATTTCTTGAGATTCTTGTAACAATTCAGAAAATAAATTATGCAACCAAAAGTATTGATCTTTAACTCGTCTATATTTCCAATAATCGATAATTTTTTTCATCCATTTTTGAATTACTAAATTATTAAGTTCTGCGTGAATAAACCAAGAGTCTATCTTAACATAGTGAGCGTGTGCATCGTATGCAAAAAAACCATATTCTTTATATTGTTGTAGTAGTGTATCTATACTTTTTAAACAAAGAGTTGTGCTGTCAACCCAAGTCCCTCCATATTTATATAGTAAATAAATTCTTATAATATCACTTAGTGATACTATATCTATAAACGATAAATATTGTAAATTAAGATGTGTTAAGTCAATATATTTTTTTAATGTAGTATTATCTAATGCAACTATTAAATAGTCCGGATTATGATTGCTCCAACTCTTTAAACATAATTGAGAAACTATAGGAGCATTATTCCATCCTGAATCCCAGTATATCCAAATAATTTTATTATTGTTTAATGTATGATTTTCAAAAACAGTATCAAACGCTTCTGATTTTAAAAATTCATCGTAAAACATTATATGTTGACAATATTTTAGGTATATATATAGGATTTTTAGCTAATTTATAACAGTCAGTAGCAAAATAACCATCTCCATTATATCTGTCTATATGAAAACGTATATTTTCGCATAATGTGTGTTTGACTATAAAATTATGACTATCAATATGATTCACTTTTATATTTGAACCATGTAATCTTTTTGATCCATCTTTATTGTTTTGGTCAAAAGATATAAAATCATAACTTTCTAGTATGGAGGAAATATTATCCCATAAATTTTCATGTATGATAGTATCATCGTCATTGAAGTAAATATGACCACAACTAATCATATTCAAAGCAAAATTTCTTTGAGCATGACCTACTACGCTCCCCATTTGTTGATATGTATATGTTTCGCAAGTTTTTGGAATATAGTATTCCGTAGGTATATTTGGTTTATCAAAAACAACAATCCATCTATAATATTTATTAGGGATATTAATAGAAGCTTCTATGGTTTTTAGATTTTCTGGTCTACTACAAGGAGTAATTATATTAAGTAGTTTCATGTTTTAATTAGCCAACTAGAATCAGAAAATATCATGTCTGGTTTTTTATATTCGTTTACTGCTTTCATAACAGTATCTTGATGAGCATAATCATAATCATGACCACATAAAAAATAACTATTATTTAGTAATGGTTTATAGTTTAGAATATCTTTAGTAACCTGATCATAAGTATGTAGACCATCTATATAAATCATAAGTAAAGTTGGATGATTAGATAAGTGCTTGTCTATATAGGATATAGCAGAATCAGATGTGTCTCTGACGTGAAATATATTATTGTATGATTTAGTGTTTTCTTTGAATTTTTCGTAAACATAATCTAAAGGAGCAAAATTACAAGTAGGATCTGTTGGATCATAGTTATTTAAAAAAGGATCTATAGATATTACGCTATGAAAATATTTAGCAAAAAATGTTGTTGATTGACCAGAATAAGATCCTATCTCTATCATACTAAAATTATTTATATCGTAGTATGACTCTATGTATTTTACTAGATCTAATAGACCATCATAATTTGGTCTCATGTTATATAAACTATTATTCATATTTATGAAAAATTCCTATGCTATCTTGCCAGTTATCATCTGGTGGATAATGATTTTTATCTATATAACTCTCTACAAGATTAATTTTATATTCGTTTTTTATAGCCCATCTTGATAACGATCTCCAACTATCTGGATAAAATCTCCAACTATCACTCGGACATTTGGTAGGATGATATGGTCCTGAACTAGGAGCGCATATATAAATATATCCTGATGTTTTTAAAACCCTACACATCTCCAGAAATGTTATCCAAAAAAATTCATCATGTTCAAAACAGGATGATGATACAATTATATCGAATGTGCTATTATCAAAAGGTATATTATGAGATGTTCCAACAACGTCAACATTTGGTCCGGCTTGAACATCTAGTCCTATATAATTATGTCCAACAAATATATTCTTTAATGATCCGTTACCACCGTCCCATGACCCAACGTCCAATACTCTTTTTGTGGTATCAGATTTACAATATTTATTGTAGAATAATTGAGCATTATTATATGCCGACTTATGCATTATCTGATTCCCAATCATCCCATAATTCTTCTTCTCTCATTTTATTCTTTTTCTGTTTATATTCTTTTGAATAAAATTTATGGGCTTCGTAGTATTCATCATTATTTCTACGATCTTTTTGTTTATTTTGTAAATTTTTACGTCTTAAATTTTTCTTATCATTATCAGGTGCAAAATCCGACATGTTTTCTCCTATGGGTACTGTTTCTTATATTGTATGAGATAAACAAAAGTGGTCAAGGTCAAGTTAAGAAATTTTTTTCTTGACAGACCGTTTTGATCTGGAGATATATTATGCATGGGGTAATTTAAAGTACTAGGGCAGCAATTAAACAACCTTTTGATACAGCATGTAAAGGATCATCTGATTGTTTTACTTGCTTAATACTCAATGGAAAACCATTCTCTATCAATTTCTTAGCAAATACTTCTTTGAACCCCTTTGCTTGAGATGTTCCACCGGCGATGACTATTGTTAGTGGTGTTTTGAACTTTGGTAAACTTCTACTTTCTTTTAATGCAACAGTAAGTTGTTTGGTTGTATAATCTATTAGTCTCTCATAATACGAAGATACTGCTGCTAAAATTGAATTATCATTATTTTGTCCAACAGTAAAATCTCCATTTTCTTTTTCTGTTTGAACAACACCATCTGTTTCGTTGACTGCAATAGCGGACATATGATCAATCCAGTCACCGGATTTAGTTGTGGAGAATGTTAGCACTGGTTCTCCATTAAGCATTATACAAACATTAACCATACCAGCACCCCAAGATAAACCAATACCAGTATAATTATCATCCTCTAATTCTGCATAACAAAGTGCTTGTGCTTCATTAATTGATCTAGGATTATAACCACATTCTTTTAGAACTGTTTTAATAACATCTTCGTGATAACTAACATCAAAATCATCATCCTCTTGGTCTATTGGTTGTGATGGTACACAAAAAACTATTTTTTCATTATCGCCATCTGGTTTACCAACTACTTCTTTGAGGATAAATGACAATACTCTTTTGGAATCTTTTTCTTTTGGAGATACTATTCCCCTATACATTGGTCTTTTTGCACTCTCATTCTTTTCTAGTGCTTTATCTATAGCATCTTGACCAAGGACGATAAAAGAACCATCTTTATCTTTAACAAATATTTTACCAGATAATCCTTTTTCTATCATTTTATTTGCTATAACATTAGCTGGTTCTATAATATAAAAAGCATCTCTAAAATCTTTATATGCTATAGAATCATGAGCAACTTTTTTTGATAGAACTATAAATGATGTACCAACATCAAGACCTTTAGCCATTTTATTTTCCTTTGATTAGTGAGGATAGTTTATTAACTGATGCATCAATATTATCATTAATTTCTACACTAGGAGCAATATTATCGTATTTTTTTTCCATATCTGATATATCTATATTAGAAACAAACTTACTATCATCAATAGTTATTTTTTGCATTTTTTCTACAACTTTTTCATAATCTTTACTTTTTCTTTGACTCTTTTCAAGAAATAATTCTTTAGAAATAACCTGGGTATTGTTTTTACCTAATAAAAAGCCAATAAAAAATATAGTAAAATAAGACGAAAAGATACAAAATAATAGAAGCAAATTTGTATTCATAACGCACCGATTACTATAGTGATAGGAGAGATACCTGTATGAAAAATGGTAAAATTTGGGGCGAAACAGAAGAAATTTTTAATTTCAACAATGTTTCTATACACAGGATAGTTATAAATAAAGGATCATCATGCTCTCAACATTGTCATCACCATAAATATAATATGTTTTATATTGAACAAGGTAAATTACTACTAAAACATTGGCAGAATGACTATGATCTAGTAGATGAAACTATTTTAGATTCAAAAGAGTCGTGTATTATTCCACCAAATCATTATCATCAGTTCATAGCATTAGAAGATACTATAGCATACGAAATCTATTATGTACAATTATTAGACAACGATATATTCAGAAGAACATGTGGTGCTAAATGAGATATATTTTAGTAGCAAATAATAAAAAATTAAATAGCGATATGCTAAAAAAATTAGAACTTGATTCTAAAAATGATATATTAATTTTTTTTAATTATATGTGGCCTTTCTTAACTTTCGAAAAATTACGAAATCATCCTAGAAAATATTATATTGGACGACAAAGACCAAATAAGCCAGAAACTAATCATATACCATATGCGGGTATAGATATTGTTAAAGAACATGAAGATAAGTTTGAAAAGATTATTTTTCACAGTCATCCAGATCATATGAAAGTTTCTGATCATCAAATTATCTTAAAAAAAGCAATAGATAGTTTTAATTTTGATCCAACTAAATTAGATAAATTAGAGCCAGTATCCGATGGTATTCGTAAGACCATAGGATATCCTAAAGGCAAAAATATGAGTAGTGGTATAATAGCATATGAATACATAAAAAGAATTAAAGAACCACACGATGATATATTATTACTAGGATTTACATCAGAATTAGCTAAAAAATTTCATAACGACGATTGGGAGGCATCATATTTTAGATCTCAAATTAAAAAAAATATATGCAAAAGTATAGGATGTTATGATAATGAACAAAAAAAATATATGTATATATACGATAAATTAAAATGGAAATCATATTTATCCGGTAATCATGGTAAAAAAGCTATTGATATAATCAAATCTTTAGATGTAAAAAATATAATAGATATTGGATGTGGACCAAATTTATTTTGTAAAGAAACTATCGGAGAATATTGTGATTGTATTGGAGTAGATTTTGCTGGAAATTTTTTTGATCTTTATGGAGATATATGTGTAGGATTAGATACTATAAAAGATAAACAATATGATTTAGTAACAGCATTTGATTTTTTAGAACACTTACTTCCATCATGTATTCATCAAGCACTCAGAGAAATGAAAAGAATATCTTCTGGTTTTATTTTTCAAATAGATTATCATCAGAGTATTAAGATTGTACTTGGATCCTCCCTTCATCCTACTGTTAAACCCAAAAAATGGTGGAAAGAACAAATATCCGAATACTGTGACAACATAGAAGAACAAAGCGGATACCTATATGGTAAATGGAAATAATAGAAGAGTTGCTGTTTTATCTCGCTATAAAGAAAATAATGAATTATGGCGTAGTATATTAAAACAATTTAAATATGAAATTATAGTATATAATAAATATAGTGGAGAAAATTTATTAGAAAATGTTGGCAGAGAAGGTCATACATATTTAACATATATAGTACAAAATTATCATAATCTTCCATATGAAATATTATTTAGTCAATATGATCCATCCGATCATTTTAAAGAAAACACAATACATAATTCTAAAAACTTTCACAGGAATATAAAATATTTTTTAAGTGGATTTTTATATAATTTTATAGGCATAAGACCAACAGACTATGATCTTATTGTAAGAGATAAAAATATTGATTGGATTAAACATTGTAAATATATTTTTGGGTCTTTTGAAGAACCGCAAGTTAATAAACTTATATGTTGTGGAGCTAATTTAAATGGTGTTTTTAGAGTTAGTAGAAAAGCGATATTATCAAGACCAAAAGAATTTTATCAAAAATGTTTGAATTATCTAAGTAATGATATTGATCCTGATGAGGGATATTTTTTCGAAAGAATATGGAAATATATATTTACAAATTATGGATGTAATAATAATCGATACCACTATTTTATAGATAATTATTTTTTATTTGGTACAGATTATGGTGTTGACTATAACTGGACCAGAAAATCAAATATTATTAGTAGTAATTTAAATGGTAATGTTATCTCTGATAGAAAATGGAAAGATAATTGTTATGGACATCTTTTTTTACATAACTCTGGTTTGATTATGTCAAATTATCTTAGTACCTCATTGTATGCCAGTCCTCAAGAAGCGTATTGGAGTATTGATGAAGATAACAGACTAAGACTATACGATCTTATGGGATCTGTTACGTCTATATTCGATCTTAACAATCATTCTTGGCCATTATATGGATATCACTATGAGGGATCTAAAAGATTAGATAATTTTCATTATTTAAAACCAAAAATGTTTATGTAAATATTTTATCTATTTGAGATAAACAAGATCCTATTACCTGATGCATATCATAGTATCTATATTCCGCCAGTCTTCCTCCAAAAATATATTTTGATTCACTCTTTGCTAATTGATCATAACGTAAAAAAATATTATTATTTTCTTCTGTATTAATAGGATAGAATGGGATTTTTGTACTATCCCAGATATCAGGATATTCCTTTGTAATTATAGTATTTTTTTGTTTACCAAATTCAAAATGTTTATGCTCGACTATTCTAGTATAGTCAATAGATATATCTGTATAATTTATTATAGCATTACCTTGAAAATCTTCTATATCTAATTTTTCATGTTCAAATCTTAAAGATCTATAATTTAATAATCCATATTTATATTCATAAAATTCATCTATCTTTCCTGTGAAAACAACATATTTAGACTGTTGATCCCAGTAATCTCTATTTTTAAAATAGTCTGTCTCCAGAGATATATCGACACCATCCAACATCTTTTCAAACATAGTTGTATACCCACCAATCGGAATACCTTGATACTTGTCATTGAAATAGTTATCATCAAAAGTTAGTCTAATTGGTAGGCGTTTAATAATATCTGATGGTAATTCTTTAGGATCTAATTTCCATTGTTTGGTAGTATATCCTTTAATAAATATTTCATATATTTCTTGTCCAACTTGGGACAAAATCCATTCCTCTAAATTAGATGGATTATTAATTGGTATTTTTTTTGAATCCAAAATATTTTTAGCTTGTTGTGGATTTCTAACATCCCACAATTGATAGAGTGTAAATAAATTAATAGGAAACGAAAATAATTTGTTATTATAATAAACTTTTGGTCTATTAACAAAGTGATTGAACTCCACAAACTGATTGACATACTCCCATATTTTTTTACTATTAGTATGAAATATGTGTGGCCCATAAATATGCACATTAATATCATTTATATTTTTAGTATAACAATTTCCACCAATATGATTTCTCTTATCTATAATTAGTACTTTTTTATTTCTTTTTAAGCATTCGTGAGCGAACACAGAACCATATATACCACAACCAACAATTAAAAAATCATACATAAATTATCCTATGACTAAAGTAGCAATATTATCTCGTTATCAAGAAAATGATAACTCATGGTATAATATATTAAAAGATCGATATGACAACATAATTGTTTTTAATAAATTTGATGGAGAAAATAAGTTACCAAATATTGGAAGAGAGGGTCATACTTATTTATATTATATAGTTAATCATTATGAAAATCTACCAGAAGAATTATTGTTTAGCCAGTATAGTCCATTAGATCATTTTAACAAATTAAATCCGTCAAATAATAGAGGTACTAATCATGTAAATGATTTTTTGAATTCTCATTTGTATGACTTTATATGTATTAGACCCACTGACTATGATTTATTTGTTAGAAAAAGAAAAATAGAATGGCTAAATAATTTTAATGAATTATATAATACTAATAGTAATATAAATAAGATTATATCAACTGGAGCATGTTTAAATGGTATATTTAGAGTATCTAGAGAAGCGATACTCAAACACGATATACATTTCTATATAAGAGGACTAGATATGTTATCTAGAGGTAAAAATCCTAATGAGGGATTTTTCTTTGAGAGGGCGTGGAAATATATTTTTACTAATTATGGTAACTGTCCTGAAAAATATTCTTCTTTTAAAGATAGTATATGGTTATTTGGAAATCCTAGTTTTAGTAGTCTTGTTACTGATAGAAAAGATAGATCTTATGGACATATTAAATTATATGAAGATGGATGTATAAGTTCTAATAATTATTGTTACTATGGACATAGTAATGAGCATCATTGGTCTATTAATGATGATGTGTTATACTTTTTTTCTTGTACTGGTTCCATAACATCAACATATAAACTATCTAATATTAGTGAAAATACTACACAATTATTTGGCACCTATTACGATAGCAAAGGTATTCATGAGAATAAACTTTTATTGAAAAAAGCGTTGTATCAATATTAATCCGATATATTAGATTCTATCCAGTCTGTGTGATTACTAATTCTTGTATGAAATGTTTCTGTTTCGTATTCATGTTTTTTCTTATCATTTCTACTAATAAAAGAATGAATACCAGCTAATTCATTATCTATAAATAATCCTCCACCACTATCTCCATGATATATAATATATTCTAATTGAGTAGTTCCATTTTTAAGAGATGGACTACAAACTAAAGTTCCACTATAGACTTTATCTATAATATTTGATCCTGCTCTTTTTTTACCATCTTGAATTATGGGTCCACTAAGAAAATTTCCAGTGGTCCCAAAACCCGCCAGACTACATAACTTATTTATTTCGTCTGTTTTTTTATATAGAGATGGATACCAATCTAGTCCTATATTTGATTGCAGTTTGACTATAGCGATATCATTATGTCCTTTAATATTAGGATCAAATTCTGGATGAATAATAATTTTACCTACTTCTATTTTTCTATCATTTATTTCCACAACGAACAAATCATTGTTATCCATAAACACATGAGCAGCAGTAAGTATATATTTATCTCCTATGCCGACGCATGATCCAAAATATTTTATTTTGTTAGTCTCTTTGTCTAAACATATTATTTTTCCAACATAAACAAAATCACTAGCATATTTTATATACTGATGATCCTTATTAGATGGATCTATTAATCCTCCATGAGAAGAATGACCAAAGAGTAAAATCCAAATAAGCAATAAGCGTATCATAAACACCTCCTTTTGTGCATAAAATATTACACACTAAGGAGGATTTATGATCAAATTTTGCCTATGATCCTACCCTTTTGAGTTCTAACAGCATATCCCATTCGTATAAGATATGGTTCGATACTATTTTCAATAGTTTCTATTGCTATGCCTGTCAGAGAAGAGATACTCTTTAGTCCAACAGGATTACCATGTTGTTTTTGTAGCATATCTAGATACATTCTATCATAGATATCTAATCCCATATTATCGATGCCTTGAATTTTGAAGATTTCATCAACAGATAATTCTTGATCTGGATGACAGATCTTATAATTTTTATACCATTGTAGTCTACCATTCAAAATACGAGGAGTACCCTTGCTACGTTTAGCAATTTCCACAAGATCATTATCTGATATAGTAATATTTAGCTTATCAGCATTCGATCTTGCTAGTTTAGCTAAATCATTAGCAGAATAAAAACTAAGGTGTTCTTTAATAATGAATCGATCATAAAATGGCTGACTTAAACTACCACCACTAGTTGTTGCACCAATCATGGTAAATGCTGGAAGATCAATAGTTTCTGGTTTATTTTCGATAGTTACAGAAAGAGCAAAATCTTCCATAACAGGATATAAAAATTCTTCTACTAACTTTGGTAGTCTATGGATTTCATCAATAAATAATACTGATCTTGGTGCCATACCCATAAGATAGGGCATAATGCTTTTTACGCTACGAATATTGGCCGCATTGGTGGTATATAGATTAACATTGAGTTCGTTCGCTATAGCACTCGCTATGGTGGTCTTACCAAGGCCGGGAGGGCCGTCTATTAAAGTGTGTGACATCACGGTGTTTGAGTTTAAACAGCCGGTCACAGACACCTTGAGTCTTTGAATAACATCATTTTGACCAATAATCTCATCAAATCTAGTTGGTCGAATTCCTTTAGACATTTTTTATCTCCAATGATTGTAAAGCAAGTTTAACTAGTTCTAGTGTGTTTGTTATATTTTGATTATTTTTGATGATATCTAACAATAATGAATCAGATTCTAGTCTGGTAAAACCATATTGTTGTAATATACAACTAGCCTCGTTTAATAGACTCTTATTTAGTTGCGGTTCTGGTGCAGACTGAGGTTGGGATATCTGCTGTGTTTTTTCGTATGCAATATCTATTTTTGATATCTGTTTTGGTTTGAATACTGTTCCACAAGTACAAACTATTTTGAAATTTTTTGTTTGAGATTCTTGTAGTGTTAACCAGTGAGTATAATAACAGTTATTGTTTGGACAAGAATATTCTAGTTGACAATTAATATTAATCGGTTTCTGTATTTTCATCGTCTTTTACCCAAAACACAAAATCATTTATATCGCTATCGTAGGCAGACTCTATCATACCCTTGTTAGCCAAACTTGTCAATATGTTACTAACCAACCTAGCATTTAATGCTTCTATGATTTCTGTAAATATTTTTTCATCAATCAAATATCTTGATCTATTTTCATATTTGTGATGCTGCTCTTTTGCCATACTTTTCACAATAACTAAAGCCTCATCGTGAGATAATATCTTATTGAGTTCTTTTTCTTCTTCTGGATTGATTTTTGTAACTAGTTCTGTAAATTCATCTGGATCTTCTACAGATCCTTTACCAAATCCATTATAAACTAATCTTCTGGTTGAATCGGTAAATTGATCTAGATCATCGATAATATAATTTGGTTTAGACATAAGTGTTTCCTTAATTTAAGATATCAAACATTCCCTTATAATAATGTGGTTGTTGTAAAAAATGAACCGCATGACTTTTGATATGGTTTACATATTCAGTAGATAGCGGATCATTTACAAAATATTTTTTCTTCCATATTGGTTGATTCTGATAGTTAACCCCCAAATACTGGACAGGGTTTTTGTCCTTACCAGTATTGGAGGTCAAACTATTCACAGGAAACGACTTTGGAGGAAAACCATAAACATACCATGTATTAGTAAAATTATTACTCATATTGTTCAGAGTATCGTATAATGCTTTGCCCCAAGCATCCCAAGCATCAGGATCAAATTTAAAATAGTTCTTATATTTATCCTGACTATTGTTATCATCATCATCGTATTCTTCATCTTCTTGGTGCATCGTATAATGCTCTTATGTATATTTATCGTTATTAATAAAAGAGTGTTGGAGGGATCGAACCTCCATAGCCCAAATTACTTTTGCTCACTCTTCAAATATCAAGCATAATCCTGATCGGGATCATACTCTTCATCTTCTTCGTCGTCATCGTCCTCAAACTGATCCCAGTAATCATTATCATACTCATCATAAAGATCCTCGTCATCATCCTCGTAAGAATCTTCATTAAAGTTACTCTTATAAAGAGGCTTTAATAGTTCGCCCTGATACTCACCAACTACTTCATAGCGACAGGTGCGAAGTTTCTCACAATTACAATCAGACGGAACACTCACAACATCTTTAGGATTGATCTTAACAATCACAATTCTGTCACCAGAATCAATGCTACCATAGTTAGCCACATAGTTTAACGCACCAGCATGAAGTCCCTGAGAACAACCCTGACTACGATTGTCGTCAACCTTTGCTCGATTCATCTCACAAACTTTACCAACATGGTTATCGAATGTTCCACGATACTTATCCATGTAATCGTTACGAACAGCCTTGTATGCTAGAAAATGTCCATCTTCTGTAATTGGAAGATGTTCATGCTCCAAGAAATCATATAGTTCCCTCTGACTCTGCATACTTGGATTATCCATAAGATTATTTAGAAAGTTTACAAGAGGCTGAAACGGTAGACCCTTGCTCATAAACTCTAGAATTCTCTTACTAATACTACCATGAACTTCTTCACCTTGATAAAGAACCTTTCCGTTCTTTACCTCAACCTGACCATCACTAAAAGTAGAGATAGCCTTTTCAATATCAATCAACTCTACTAGATCATCACTAGTAGCAGTTGGTAAGGACTCCAGAATCAATTTGTAGTTGATATGATCTGGAAGAACCTGATAAGCCTTGTTGTTTAAAATCAACGTAAGATTACCATCAACCCACATAAAAGGAACGCTCATGTTATTTTCTCCATTCTCCTGTGAAATTAAATCAAATTACCTAGTGTTGTTTTCAACGACTCAATATTCTTTTCGCTGCCCATGCTACTAAACCATGCTGGTTTGCTATAATAACCATCAGTATCAAAAATCTTTAAAGGATTATCGCTGCTGATCTTTCCAAAGTCGGCATCGTGGCTACTTCCAACAATATACTTGAACATCGGACTCTTGTCAACTGCGTCTTTAAGATTTTTTCTGATCTGAGGCATTTTTGGCAAACTATCAACAATAGTATTGTCCGAATTATTCTTCTCTAATGATTTTAGAATCACATTATCTTCAACATTATTATAAATTGTTAATATAGTACGTTTAATATTGGCAAGTGATTGATTAGCATCACGAATACCTGATGGATCAATACCATTGATACCATAGTTATTCAGAATAATCGCTATATGAGCATAATAGTCTTCTTTCTTGATCTTCTTTAAGTGATGACCATGATGAATAGTAAAAGCAAAGAACTCTATCAAGAACCACTGATCAATAGTATCACAAAGATCCTTATTGTTGATATACTTACGGTAATCTATACCGAATAGATTAATAATGTGAAACATAATATTTCTATCACTATGTTTTCCATTGTAGTAATATCCACCACCACCATAAGTGCTATCAGCCATATTATATTGGTTCGCTGAATACTCTATAATCTTACTATGCGAAGATACTTTATCTGATAACTTTGAAACAATCTTTGTTACCCATTTCTCAAACCACTCGTTAAAATCAACAAGATTGTATCCTTCGTCTTTAAGTTTTTGCACAACACTGGACTTGATAGCAAAAATCTTTTGATTATCGAATAGTTTTTCTCCAATAATAACATCCTTGTTTCCTGCTAAAGTATGAACATGATGAATACTAGGATAATTTTCGATAGAACCATATCTTAGAATAGGAATATAAACAATCTCATTAGAGTCATCTTCTAAATATTCTAGAAGATCATCTGATAGTTCTCTAAGGTAATTAGAATCATTCATTCCATTACCGCTAAGAGTTTCGCACTTTTTATCAGACCCTACCCCATGTATAATGAATACATCCTGTTTACTAATTGCTCCAGACGATCCTCTACTGGTACGAGGGGATGAGCCATTTAGTAGATTACGATAGTCGGAAACGTTTAATAGATTGCTTTCTCCACCAATATCCTTGATAACATCATCAAAACCTTCGGTAGAATCTTCTGGATGATCGCTATCAACCATCAGATAAGCATAGCAATCATTTTGATTGCAATACTTTGTAACAATCTTCTTTGCTGTTTCGATTCCTTTCACATCGCAGCGGAAGAAAACCATCTTGCCATTCTTTTTGACAGAATCATAATAGTAGGCGCCTCTTGATGAGAGGGTTTCCCAATGAATCTTATCTGTAAGATAAACTAGCCTGCGAGAACGATAACCAGCACTTCTCCAGTTAAAAACGTAAAGTTGCTTGCTCTTCTTAAACTTGTATTCAAGGTCTTTGCTGCTACTAAGTTCATAGACTTTTCCTGTTGGATCAGTCCATACTGCTCCCGCAGTCCATCCACCAGCAAGATCACTAAGATTATAGTAAGTGGTATATGCTTCTACAAGACTCTTACATTCTGTAAGTTTATTAGTCATATCTTCCTTGAGTTGCATATAAATCTCAAGGGTTCGTTCACGAAGAACCTTGATCACATTTTTTGTGTACTGTAGTCCTTCACGACTAACGTCCATCTCTAGTTCACCAATACCAAACTGGATTTCCAGATATAGACCAGAATTCAGAATCTCCTTGACTAAACTCTTCCAGTTGTCAACGTCAACCTTTTTAAATGCTCTGTTCCAGCGTTGAATAGATTCATTATCATTCTTTTCGTTCTCTTCGCCAATAATCTTGGTGGTATCAACTGGATAAGCAATATTACCCATGATAGCAACAACACCACTACCGGGACTATTATAGTTGCTAGGATATTGATGACCATGATTAGAGACTCGACCAATCTTCCAACCCTTACCCTCGATAACAATATTAGTATGAGAGTACGAATGATCATTTAGACTACTATCAGTACCACCCTCAATAATGGGCTTCATCTTAAAGTAGTGGTAAACTCTTTTAGACTTGGTGCTAAACTCATCAAAATCATATTGCTTAACAGCAAAATTGATTTCTAGCCCATTAGGTTCTGTTGTTGGACTAATATCGAACAGATTAAGAGATGGAACACCGGCCTCGTCCATAGCCGCAATATACGAATACTTGGTTCCATTAAAATAAGAAACGGTACTAAAACTCTTAGTATAAGCAAATGGACTCTTAGAACCTAGTCCAAGACAACCAACAAAATCATTACTGTCATTCTTGTTGCTTGCACCATATGTTGTATATAGTTCCTCCATATCCTTCTGACTAAGACCAGTACCATAATCTCGCACTGTAAACGAAGGATTGGCTCTTGTTGGCAGAATTACCTTAAAAGGATTCTTATTGTTAGCAGCAATATGAGCATCATAAGCATTTGTGCTTAGTTCACGAATTACTGCCATAACCTTATCGGAATACAAAGAGTCCGAAAGGATTTTAAACATTTTGCTAGTTTGTGCAATCGTAAACTGATTGCTATTCTCGATTCCTCTACTATGAATTTCAACTGTGCGGTCTGCTAGTTTCATCGTTTCCTCCAAAAGTTTCTGTGATGTCCCAAGTATATCATCGGCCGAATCACTTGTCAAGCATCAGTTTTTATTCCTGATCGTCGTAATTTTCATAATCCTCTGGTTGATAATCCTCATAAGGATCCCATGTTTCATCTTCTTCCTCATCATCAATATCTTCTGTATTATATTCTATTCCATCCTGAAATTCTTGTATTCTTTGAAGAGTATAGGCTATATTTTCATTAATTTTGAGTAAGGTATCATCAAGATCTGATATTTGTTTGCTTAATTTTTTATCCGTAGATATTATTAATTTATGCAGTTGATTGATCTGTTCTGATATTTTATCAAAATCTTTTGACATAAACACCTACACTTTTTTATATTCGATAATATCCCCATTGGTAGTAATTTTTTGATCTTCGTATTTTGATGCTACTCTACGATAAAACTCTTGCTTTATATTCTCTAATACACCAGTAATCATAGATATTTTACTGTATGATGGTTTACCCATGCTTAAGGCTAGTATTTTGGTAAATGTATAATTTATCTCCCCAACAATAGACAAAAATTCTTCATCAGATAGTTGTTGATTTTCGGTCAATAATTCGCATACATGACGAATACCTTCATCTAAATACAATCTTGCTTTTTCATTAATATATGGCATAATTTTCCTCTGAGCATTGACAGATATAACTATTACAATAGTAACATTGTGGGCCGGGCTTACCTAATCCCCAAGCATCACTAGATGGATCGAAACTTTCTTTTCCAGTATCAATACATACTAATCTATTTTCTATCCAACCCACATTTTGTTGATGACAATCCCAAAAATTTAGTTTGGTATGTTTTCTGATATTGTCTACCAAATCCTGAATACAACTCAATAGACTAATATGTTTTTGTGTCCACTTTTTAATAGGATGTGGTGTTAAGTATTCAGCAATTTCTGTTACAAATCCATACGAACTATATAAGTCTGTATTATTGATGGGTAATTTGATTATATCAGAATATACGATTGGAGACAATCCATATTCGGACAATAATCGCTGTATAATTAATGCCTGTTTAGCATCTGCTCTATTTTTAAACTCTTTGAATCCTTTTTTGGATTCATTAAGTATAGGATAAAACTGACAATAACCACCCTCATCAAACCATTCTATATCTAGTACATATTCCATATTAGTATGAAATTACTATTGGGTATTCTCCAGTAATATTATACAAAAAATCTTTAGCCTTTTTGATGTCAAAAAATTCTGCAATAAAAACTAACGATGGACTAGGATTATCTTCTCTTTTTTCTCCATAAATTCTATAAAATGGATCATCTATTGCTTTAGGAGAGTTCTCTAAAAAATCAGCAACATTTCTAACCTCGTCTATATAAGTACCTCCCTCATAATCGTTATACTCTCGCACTGTCATTAGAATAAAATGACTAATAGGAGATTTTGGATTATGATTAGGAACCCTAGCGTTACATAAAGTATTCATATTAGTCCATACGATATAATGGAATAATCTTTGTTTGATCAGCATGAGGATTATTTTGTAATCTCAGATCATATAGATCGCCCCGACTATTTATTTTCGCCCATGCAACAGGATCTTTTTCAAGTTTTAAACGAAGTTTTTTTAGTTCGTCCTTAGCATTATTAACCCAAAATTGATCTGCTCCTGTTGACCAAGCAAAATCAATAATACTATCAATAGGATTAGAATTTTTATTCATATTTAGTCTATTTTATTTTAACCTGAATGAGATTGGAGGGAGTCGAACCCTCACGCCTATTAGGCAGCAGATTTTGAGTCTACCGTGTATTCCAGTTCCACCACAATCTCATTATCCAGCAACAATAATGTTACTGGATTTATTATTCAGTTATTAGTACGACTCTCCTGTAGTCTGCGAGCAGTTTGTACCATAACATCAATATTGTCAATATTACGTTGTGGTTTTGCTCGTTCCATTTCTGGAAGTTCAATACCTCGTTCAAGCAACGCCTTTTTTGTGCGAGCATATCGTGCCATAGTTGTAGCAATCTTTTGGCCCGTCTTGCTGGCTATTTCAGCATAGGTTTTACTTGAATAAACTGCTTCCAAAAATAGATCATCGTTGCAACGAATCCTAGTCTGCTTTTCAGACATTGTGACTTCTGCCATTTTATTATCTCCAATTAAGTGTTACTTTCAATCAATCAAGACCACCTTGATTACTATTGTTATACCATACTGTATCGGTCTTGTCAACTCTCAAACTTGAAATTTTCTGTTTACTTCACAAAAATCCCGTCAAACTCATCAATTAAGAATTGTCTAATATCTTGAGCATCTTTATGGGTTCTAAGATCATTTAGTAGTTTTATTTGTGTTGCAGTTACGAAGGGTTCTATTGTCATTCCTTTATTAAAGGTTTTTTCTGCTAGTATTAATAGATATTTTATTGCTTCTTTAAATTCCTTATATTCTGAATAGTATTCAGGATCATTATGTTTTACGGACATAGCAAAACAAACAGCATATATACTAAAATCTAAACATCCACTAACAGCATCTCCTCTATCTTGAGGCATATTGTTTTCATAATCTTCTACTGCTACCATACTGCCAAGTATATATGAATTCCACTCATCAAGAATATAAGATGGCATATCATCCCAATTTTTAATTTGTTCTACAAAATATAGATTGTATCTATAGGATCGTAGTATTGGTGGAATATATTCTATAACTTGAGACATTGTGCTTTTAGACTCATTCAAAATAATACATTTGCTATTTAATACATAAAATACGTTAAGTTTAGTTTTCCATAAAGTTTCGTAATATTTTCTTAATTCAGAAGTTATACCATGAGAAGTTTCATGAGCATTAATTCTTCTACTTGATTTAGTATATGGATCTTGCTTTGAGTGATTAAAAATATCAGAATAAATATCTGTTCCAGTATTTCTATATTTTACAACAGGATAGAGTTGTAATGATGGTTTTACAATTACATCAATAACTTTTGGAGGATCGTCTATAACTTCTATAGCGCTATTTTTTTGATAGTTATATGAGATTAATAATAAGAATATAACTACTAAAGATAACATTTTAATTTTCATACCAGTATACAATTCTAAATTAATTACTATATTAGTATAATCTATCAGATAGATTTGTTGTCATGAGGGTATTCTGTATTAAAAATTGGTATTATCTGTTGAATTATTTGTACTATTTTTGTAGTATCAGATAAATCTAATCTAGTAATTTTAACATTATATTTATTTTGTAGTATATCTAATTGCATATAAAATTTATGATAAAAATCAATCAATTTATTTTGATTGAGTCTTATATCTTTAACAATATCTCCATATATATATGTATGATATAAAATATTATTTGGACTTTTCATAAGCCATTTTTGTATTTTTGTAAAACTAATAATCCAATCTTTGTGATCTCTAATTGTGGCTACAAAATATATGTTTTTATTTTGATAATACTTAGAAATAATTTTTTCTGATAAAGAATACCATGGACAGTCATTAAAACAAGAATATGATTCAATATAGTTATCTATTAAAGATGGTTTATCTTCTATGTAGTTAGAATATTCTATAGGAAATATTCTATCTATTTCATCTTTATTCGAATGTAATGATCTAATATTGTTTGATAGAATAAAATTATGAAAGGATGTGGTCCCTGTTCTTGGAAGTCCAAAATTAAATATTTTTAGGTTTGACATTATATCTTTGATTCATAGCAGATTTAATCTGATCAAACTGTTTTAATTTATCTTCTATACTTAGTACACATGTAGCATGATGCAATATCATATTTTTCGGTAATGGTGTGTTATTATCAAATATACAATTTATTTGACTCATACAAAAAAAATCTTCACTCAAAACTGAAACAGATGGGAGTGATTCTGTTTGCTTATGAAATATTTCAATATCTGTTTTATAATTATTTTGTAGAAATAAATTTGTTGTTGGTTGTTCCCATAGGTAATCTTTAAAAATTTGATCATAAATAGAATCCCAAAAATATTTTACAGATTTAGTATTCTTTATAATCATAAATCCTATATTAACCTGTGACATTCTATATTTTTTATCCAAAATATCTATTTCTTTTTGAAAGAATATATCTGTATCATTCATTGATTTTATTAATTCTTTTATATATGGAACAATAGGTTGATAGAAAATAATATCTATATCTGATAATATAAAATATTCATTAGTCTGAGTTTTAGTGAGAGCATAATCAATGAGATTTTTTCTTGCTATACAACCATAATGACCGCCTCCTGGTTGTATATCATTTCCTTGTATTTTTTGTTCTTTTTCTATATCATAGATATAATCAAAGTTTATAGGAAAATGATCTAGACAAGTATCATGTATTGATTCTAGATAATAATCTAGTAATATTTTGAAGTTATTAGTATAGGTATAAAAAATTTTCATTCCAAAACATAACTCCAGTATCTACTATCTTCTTTTTCTTGTAAAGCATCCCAATAAATAGATCTAGCAATATATGATGGAACTTTTAATTTACCACAATTAATACTCCAATGATTTTCCATTTTCTTATATTTGGACACACCCTCTCTACTCTTATTATAAGTTAAATGCTCCATATTGTAAAGTCGAAGTTGATGAACATCTCCACATAAAACTCTAGCCTCATTAGGATGTATCATTTCTAGAGCAAAACTAACTTTTGCCATACCAAGACCAAGAATATTATTTACAATAGAATCTCTCTTTTTTACATGACCCTTTTTAGTAGTAAAGAAAAAATCTTTTGGATTAGCCCAAAACTTTTGAGAAAAATCCCAAATGTATCTGGTTCGATTATTATGTAATCCAACACCAGAATTGGCTAATTTATTTCTTAAACTCTCTTGATCAGTAATCCACTCATTAAAATTCTTGATGGCTTGATAACCAGAGCAATTACCTTTCCAAGTAGTATGAACAGAGCAGTAAGCAAATAAATAACGCCTAAAGATATCATCGGTATTCTGTGGGCGTACACTTTCCCAGTATTCTTTATACGAAATAACCTTGTCTCTAGGAAAATTTGCAAAGAATTCATCCGCCTTACTCCTACAATAGTTGGTTTTCTTTTCTGTTGTATTATCCATGTTTTCTCCAATAATTCTTAGCGTCAATGCTTATAGTTTACTCTAGACTGATCGGCTTGTCAAGACACGTTCTTTAACTATCTTTTACGAGATCGTCGTAATAGATGTTTATGCTCTGGATATTTTTTATTGAGTTTATTTCTTTTTTTCTGAGTATCTACTTTGTATTTCTGATTAAAATTTCGTCTATCTAATTCTTCTTTAGCAAAAGATAGTGTTAGAAAATCAACAGTTGTAGAATTTTCTACTATCTTTTTTAGTTCACTAGTACGCATACTAATGATTTTAAAATGTAAACTTTCTGTTGGTGTTCTATCTTTTTTGCTATTTGAAAATAATAGTTTTTCTCTTTTAAAGGTTTTCTTTCCTTTACCTTTTCTTATCATTATATAGTCCTATCTATACCATGTAAAAACTTGAAAGTTGGAAATCTAAGACTCAATCCCCCATCTTGATTTTTACTCTCAGCAAAGTATTGAACAGTAATAATTTTTCCAAGAATCTTATTAGGATTTTTATATAGGTCTTGTCTTTGATCAATACTAAAACCACTACCAACCCTAACATCATGCCCCTTATGTTTAATAGTCACACAAGAAAGCATAGTTTCTTCACATTCTGCACCATTCTTTACATAGCGAAATGGACCCATTTCAACATCGACAACTTCGTATTCGTCATCGTAAAAACTCTTATACTTTAGTAAGTCCTTGCTTCTTTTACCCTTATATGGAGCATCAGATCGAAGCATAACACCCTCCCATCCCAATTTATCTGCCTTGGCAGTCCATTCGGCAAAATGATCATCATCTTTAACTCTGTCCTGTTCAAGAACGGTCAAACAAATACAAGTATTTTTCTTCATTACTTCTGTCAGATTTGCAAGTCTAATAGAGTATGGCTTATTAGGTTGTCCTTTCTTGCTGTAAAATTCATCATGACTAATCATATCAAAAATCTTGTATGACGGATTAGATATAGTATGATCTTTCTTTTTTAGTTGCTTCATAATCCCTTGAAAATCTTCGTTACCATCCTCATCAACAAGACAAAGTTCTCCATCAAGAACTACATTAGAGATACCAAGAGCCTTGATACCACCAGCAACAATATCCAGAGTTTCAAAAGATTTTCCCGTGCGGGAATAGAAAGTAGCATTACCATTATCATCAACAATAGCAATACATCTAGCACCGTCAATTTTGCGACTAACATACCATCCATCCTTCCAATCTACAATATTTGGATCATACTTATCAGCAAGAGCAACACTAAACTCTGGAATATGATCTGGAATAGCCTTATTGATAATTTTATCACCAGCACGGGTTTTCAAATCCTTGTCGATAACACAATGGATAAGTTCCTCATAGTCTGAATGATGTTCAATGAAACTATTCACAGCAGAAATAGCATCATGACCAGTAATATTACGATTCTTTAGATCATCAAGAAGATCAAAGAAATTCTTGTACTCATTCTTTCTTGCAACAAGATGATTTTTCTTCTTTAGATTATCGCTTGTGACATTATATTGCCACAGAGGATGATAAGTATAGAGAAGAATTTTCTTAGCAAAATTTGCAGCATCACTCTTGTGATTGCAATAGTCTTCAATAATGCCTTGCTTATCAATAGTGCTGCTAGTAGCCCTCAAATCACGAACCATACCCCAAACATAATCAAAATCGTGAGTCATCCAAATAGTCTCCTGTGTTTCCTCTAGCATATCACACTTATCGGTGTTTGTCAAGAGGAAACTTGAATAATTCCTGTACTGTCTACTAATTTTTATATCTTAAACATAAATCATATTAATTCTTTCATCGGAGAATGTTCTGTTAAATATTGTGGTCTACCTGTTGTATCAATCAATGTTGTTTGACTAACATCTACTCCAAGGCTATGATACAGCGTAGAAAATACTTCTTGAACATCTACTGGACGATCTAATGCGTGTTCTCCAAGTTTATTTGTTGAACCAATTACTTGACCGTGCCTCATTCCTCCGCCAAATAATAATGCACTATTAACTTGAGGCCAATGATCTCTGCCACTGTCTTTATTTATTTTAGGAGTTCTTCCAAATTCTCCCCAAACAATAACTGTGGTAGTATCAAGCATATCAGATCTTTGTAAGTCATCTATTAAAGCAGATAAGCACTGATCTAATTTGGATCCGTGATCTTTTACCAAACCAAAATTATCACCATGGCTATCCCATCTGCCATAACTTAATGATACTACTCTCACTCCACATTCTATTAATCTCTTTGCTATTAATAAATGAGTATTAACAGTTGGAGCACCATCATATTGAAATCTATATGGCTTACCATCTCCATACATTGATAGAATATCTTGATCTACTTTAGATAAATCTAAAGCATTTAGCAGTTTACTATCTCTCAGAATATCAAATGCTTTTTGAGTAAATATATCTGCACTTTGTATATTTTGTTTAATATCTAGTGTTCTATTAAGATTATCTAACTGAGATAAAAGTTGTTGTCTATTATTTAGTCTAGTTATATCTCCATGTAATATCATGTCGCTTAAACCATCTCCATGAGGTTTAAATGGATTCATTGATGATCCTAAAAATCCACCTTCACCAGAATCGCTCCAAGGAACGTGCTTTGTAGTTTCTGCTAGTCCAACGAAAGGAGGAACAGAAGTATCTACTGGGCCATATAACTTAGATATTGCTGATCCTATAGATGGTCGTCCACCAATACTTTTTAAACTATCCGGCTTCCATCCTGTCATACATTGATAAGCAGCGTGATCTCCATGACTGCCAGTAATAGAACGAATAATAGTA